TGACTGGCGGCAGGAGGCGGCGGACAGTCTCGGCGAAGAGGTCTTTGAGCTTCGCCTTCACGATGTAGTGGGCGTTCCGGTACAGGTTGAGGTTCAGAGGGTACATGCGCCTGCCGAGCCTCAGCCTCGAGGGAACGGTAACCGTAAAGCTGTCCGGCTCCGTCATCTCATCTCCTCCGGTGCTCCGTCATCGACGTGCTTCACACGCTCCATGACCTCCTCCTGCTTGCCGCTGTTGAACGGCCTCGCGTCAGGCGCGCCGAGATATCCGCAGACGCGCCTGATGACGCTGACCTTCGCCGGGTCATGGCAGCCGCAGTTCGGGCAGGTGAAGCCCTTGCTGGTGCACTCGAACTCGCCTTTGTATCCGCACTCGAAGCACTGGTCAACCGGGGTGTTCGTTCCGAAATATGGAATGCGCGTGTAGGTGAAGTCCCACACGTCCTCCAGCGCCTCGAGGTTCTTCCGCATGTTGGGGAACTCGGCGTAGCAGATGAAGCCGCCGGAGGAGTACTGGGGATACCCCTTCTCGAATTCGATTTTGCTGTATGCGTCGGTCTTGTAGCGGACGTCGAGGTGGAAGCTGTTGGTGTAGTAGTCCTTGTCGGTTACTCCCTCGATGACGCCGAACTCAGCCTTGTCGAGGGCGCAGAAGCGGCGGCACAGGTTCTCTGCCGGAGTGCCGTAGAGGCTGAAGCCGTAGCCGGTCTCCTCTCTCCACTTCACGCAGGTGTCATGCAGGTACTTCACAACCGTCTCGCCCTCAGTCCTCAGGAGCTCAGACTCAAACGGGTTCTGATTGTGGTGCATCGCCCTCAGCATCTCATTGACGCCGATGTAGCCGAGGGATACCGAGGCCCTGCCGTTTTTGAAGATGGGGGCGACGGGGTCGTCAGCCTTCAGCCTGACGCCATAGGCGCCTTCCATGTAGAGTATCGGGGCGACCTTCGCCTTCACGCCGTCCATGCGGTGAACCCTGACCATCAGGGCATGGAAGCAGACCTCGAGCTCCTCATCGAGGATGTGCCAGAACTCCTGCCAGTTCCCCTTCGCAAGGATTGCGACGCGCGGCAGGTTGACGCTGACGACGCCGAGGTTGCAGCGTCCGTCAGTCTCCTCAACGCCGTTCGCGTTGATCCACTTCGGCAGGAAGCTCCGGCAGCCCATCGGGTACTTGAACGAGCCAGTGACCTTAACCACCTGCTCGTAGTTGAGGATGTCGGGGTACATACGCTCAGAGGCGCATTTGAGCGCCAGCCTCTTGATGTCGTAGTTCGGGTCCGAGGGCTTGCGGTTGATGCCGTCCTTGATGGCAAAAATCAGCTTCGGGAAGACTGCCGTCCTGTGGTTGACGCCGAGGCCGTCGATGCGGTTCTGAAGCACTGCCTTCTGTATCCAGCGCGCGTACTTGCTGGTGCCGAGGCCGAAGCCGAGTGTGACGAACGGAGTCTGCCCGTTGGCGGTGTGGAGGGTGTTGATCTCATACTCGAGGGCCTGGAACGCGTCATAGCACTCCTTCTCGGTCGCTTTGTCGGCGAGCGACTCAGCGTCCTGCCGCTCCGGGGCGATGGAGGTGATGTACCGGAGATGCTTCTCCCAGCTGGTCTTGACGTAGGGCTCGAGGATGCAGTCAATCCCGTTGACGGTGCATCCGCCGTACTGATGGCTTGCTACCTGCGCGATGATCTGCGCGGTGATGGCGCAGGCCGTCGTAATGGACTTCGGCGTCGCTATCTCGGCGTTGCCCATGCGGAAGCCCTTGCTGAGCATGTCGCGGAGGGCGATGAGGCAGCAGTTGACCTCGGGAAACAGCGGCGAGTAGTCGAGGTCGTGGAGATGGATAAATCCGCGCTTATGGTCTTCCGCGATGCGCCTGCCGAACTCCTTGTCCGCCTGCTCGTAGTAGAGAAGCCCGCGCTCGCGGCTCACGATGCCCGCCGCCATGTCGCGCATGGTCGCTATCGTCTCCGAGTTCTTGTTGGCGTTCTCGTGGAGCATGTCGGCGTCATCGCGCCTGATGATGAGGGAGTCAAGCTTCTGGTAGATTGCCCCGCGCTCCTCACGCGCGACATCGCGGTCATGGCGGTACTCGATGTAGGCGCGGGCGACGGCAGGATCCCTTTTCATCAGGGAGTCCTCGACAAGCTTCTGCACTTCCTCAACAGTAATATCGCCCTCAGCCTTCGAGGCCTCGCGCGTAACGTCAACGGCGACAAGCGCCATAAGCGTCTCAGGGTTGCCTTTCCTGACCGCCGCGTATGCCCTGCATACCGCGGACTTTATCCGCGACTGGTCAAACTCCGCGACGCGTCCGTCGCGCTTTACAACCTTCTTCATGCTACCTCCCTGTAGATCCTGAGTGCGTGCCGCGCTCCGCGTCATCGGCGTCTATACCGTCGGCGCGGAAGCTCCATGTAACGAAAGCCTGAAGGAGCCTGTCGCCGCGGCGGAACTGCACGGGCTTCGCGCTCTCGAGGACTGCGCACCACTCACCCTTGTAGTCAGAGTCTATAAGGCCGATCGTGTTCCACAGCCTGACTCCCCAGTTCATACCAACCGAGGAGCGCGGGATAATCTGCACGCTGTACCCGTCCTCAATGTCGGCGGAAAATCCCAGGCTGATGCTGGCAGGCTCTCCCGGAGTGAGGTACAAATCGTCCTGAAGGTACAGGTCAAAAGCGGCAGCGCCTTTGGTCTTGTACCTCGGCGCGATGAAGTCGTTCCTGAGCGGGTGAATTGTGATGTGCATTCCTTTCTCCTCAATCCTCTTCTGTCGAAATTCCCTCAGCTGGCACTGCGCCGCCTTGAGCTTCTTCGCCAGGTCGATAGCGTCAAGCAGACGCTTGTCCGCCTCCAGCGCCGCAAGCCTCATGCGCAGGCGTGCCTCTTCTGCTGGTGTCATGATTTTCTCTTCCTCGCTTCCCTCATCGCCTCAAGGTCAGCCTTGTAGTACTCCAGCAGCTCGCGGAAGTAGGCGATCCTCTTCTCGTTCGGCGGGCACGGCCACAAGTCCTCAGCGGCCTCGGCTTCTTCGATGTCCGCCTTCAGCGCGCGGATTTTCGCCTGCATTTCCCTGATACCCATATTCCTCCAACTCCTCAGCGGTCGGCTCTGACTGACTCATACGCCCTGACTACTGCTCTGTATCTGATGGCGAGCTGGTCGCACTCGGCTGCGAGAGCCAGACTCTCCGCAACCTTTCGTGAAATGTCGGCTCGGGAGTAGCAGACAAGGCCGGACTGAGTGCCGGAGGTCTTGGGCAGTTTTGGACAGGTACTGGTGTCTGACAGCCGGTCAGCATCGACATAAGCGTCAACAGTCCTGCGGTAATCGGCAATCTGATGCTCATAGTCCTCAACAATCGCATTCTGCGCCTCCTGCGCCCTGCGCTCACTCTCCCTTGCCTGCCGCTCCGCGGTCAGCTCGGCGGCATGGATCTCAGCCTCGCACGCGCGCCGCTCCGCCGCCGCCCCCTGATACCTGCCGAGGCCGTAGGCAAGGACAACGGCGGCGATGGCAGTGGCGGAAAGGTAGGCGATAAGCCTGATGCTCACACGCGCCTCCATTCCCTTCTCTTCCACTGCCGCTCCCATGAGTCCGCCTGATACCGCTCGCGCACCCTGACCGAGTCAAAAATCCGCTCAAGCACATCAGGACGGCTGCTGAGGAGGCTCCGCGAGCGGTTGTCGAGGCTCTCCCAGAAGCGGCGCTTGGTGACCGTGTCGAGCGGCAAAGGGCAGAACTCGGTCACTTCGTATCCTCCGCCATCGCCGCCCTGTCCTGCTCGAAGTGAGGCGGCATGGCGGCAGCGTGCTCGATGCCGAGAGCCTTCTCCTGCTCCGCGATAAGCCTGTCGAGGTAGTACCGCGCTTTCTTCAAATCAGCGAGCGCCGTACCCTTCCAGCGCCAGCGGAAGAGGTACTTGAGGCAGGTGCCGACAAGGAACCCCTCGAAGCCTGATAAGCCTGTGCAGGCGGACTCGATAGCGTCGATCGCCTCGATTGAGCCGCGGTTGTAGTAGTCTCTCTTGTCAATAATCACAGTACCATCTCCCTGAACACTGCAATCGCCAGCCCCATCGCCAGCATCACCAAAACTCCCACAAAGAGCGCCGTGACGCCTCCGGCCTGAGCGTACAGCTCCGCCTCGGCCTTCCTGCGCCTGACAAGCCCGGGCAGAACCCTGCCGCCCGCGTGAACCCATTTCCCGAACTCCCTGTCCGCCTCATCGTCCCTGCCCGCCTTGACGTACTTCCGGAGCGTCGACTTCATGTAGGCACCAATGCCGAGGTTGAAGCAAAAACTGCACAGCGCGTCGAACTGGCACTGGAGCACGCCGTCCTCGCCGAGGTCTGCGGTCAGCTGGCGCTCGATGGGCTCAAGGTCTGCCGAGAGCAGCTTCTCCGCCTCAGCGCGCGTGATAACCTGCCCCAGCCTGACGCCCCTCGTGTGCCCGTAGCCGATGGTCAGCACGCCGACGGCGTCGCGGTAAGCTGAGAGCCTGAGCCCCTCGAAGTCGCGGATCAGCTGCTTCCCCTGCTCACTTATCCTCATCTTTCCTGTCCTTCAGGCTGACGCCTGAGCGTGTGCTGATGAAACTGGTAATGAAGCGCTTGATGAAGTCCGTGCCGAGGTAGCCGATGAGCGAGCCGATGCCGACACAGGACTGGGGAGTGATTGACGGGAGGAGCGATGTCAGGCCGCCGCAGATGCCTATCGACAAAAGACTGCACGTGAGAGCCTCGAACAAGGTTGTGATCCAGGGCGCGCGCCTGCCGCGCATCCGGATGAGCGCAAGCAGGAAGGCAAGGATGCCTCCCCACGTCAGCGGGTGAGTGTTCAGCCAGTCGGCAATCCTGTCCCACATTTTCCAGCCTCCGGAAACTCCTGTTTATCCTCTGTCAATTATACTCCACGCCCGTCAATTTTAGTGGACACCCTGCTCACAAAACCGCCATTTTCAGGACTTCCACGAGTCGCCGATGTCGGCGAGGGAGCGGCGGCGGCAGGGGCAGGCAAGGTGTATCCCCAAAGGCCTCATCTCCGTGACGGCGGCGGCGAGGAAGT